TTTTGGGTGTAATTACGGCATCTCTTTTTAAAAAAATAATGTTAACACATAATGTGAATGAGATTAATTATTCCATTTAAAAAATGGAATGGCTGTAATAAATTAATTACAATTGTAAATCTTCATAATGTTAATTTATCAATTTTTGATAACAATTTTGTTTATATGTATTCGCATATTTCTGCAACGTACTGATTGGATGTATTAACCAATCGAAATGGTTTACCGCATCCATAAATTTTATTTTCATGAAACAATTTATCACATATTTCTTTTGTTTCGTGCGGATTTATTTGTGTGAATGTTTCCCGAATTGTCCCATGTCTAAATATGGCACAATTAATTTCATTAAACATAATTAATATGTTGGTATCACAATGCGGACATGTTATATAAATTTCTGAAATTGTATTTGTCATTATATTTACTTAATATAATTTTATTATACTATTGAACATTTAGTCTGTTTATCTTTAACATTGTAGATTGAATAATTAACAATTAAAGTTGTTAATTAATTTATAAAAATTTAAACATAAAATTAAGCTAACTGATTTAGTTGCTGTAAGCCAACCCGCCCATACCGCTCATGATACGAAGAACATTGTAATTGGTCACCCAAATGTCAACAATTGTTCCAGTGTATAAATCGAATGTTGCAGTTCTCTTTCCAACAAAAGGATCAGCCAGAGTGTACACAAGTCTTGCGGAATCAATACGCGACATATTGCATGTACCACTTGGTTGATGTTGTTCTGGGTGTAGTCCGAAGCTGTATACATTAATGCCTTGCGCTGGCGTGTGAGTGTGGTGTTGGTATGGTTGCACATTGTTAAAATATGTTCCAGTTCTTAAAGCAAAACGATCATGACCGTTCAATACCAAATTACCAGTGGACACCATATTACCTTTACCGTCAAGTCTAACACCATAATTGTTTAATTGAACAACGTGAACATCATTATAGTTGTATCCCCAAGTATTTGACACACCTGATGCAGGTGTTGTAACTTTAAGACGATTGTCAGTGAATTTAGATACCGGGACAGATAATTCATCCAATGTCAATGTTGTATTTCCCAGTTCAACTTCAGCAACAACATTTGCAAATCCCGCAGTGGTTGCACCAGCAACACCACTGAATGTCAAATATACTGTAGCATTGGATATATATTGTGCCAAATTTGAACTAGCAGCATCAACAAGTGAATTTATATTTAAGTATACATATTGGACTTGTGATGTAGCTCCCAAAGTGGATACAAAATTAAGAACCAGTGTTTTTCCTGTTGCAGTTGTCATTGTTACAACCATGAGTGTAGCACCAGACGTGAATGTAAATTCTGTAACACGCGAAGTGCCTGTACCTGCAACTAAAACATTGGCGATCGTGTATGTTGATATTTGACTAGCAGTAATTGGCGAACATGCAGCAATTGCTTCAGCTACAGTTGGCGATCCGAGAGTAGCAGGGGCTACTGTTGTGGCTGCCAACACCATGGATTGAACCAAGTTTTGTGCAGCTGTTTGTAGAGCAAGATCCCAACCATCTTCATCTTCGGTATCAGCGGTGTACGCCAAAAATCGGGTGGCGGAATCAGATCCATTGAATGCGCCAGTGCGATGAGCCCAAATCAATTCTTTGCAAGGGTGATTAAAATTTAGTGTGAATGTTTGATTTGCAACAGCTGTAATGTTGGCTTCATTCAATTGAACTTGTTCAATCAAATATTCGTGACCAACTTGAGCAAATCGGCGTCTTTCTTCGGAATCTAAATAAATATAATCAATCAAAAGACCAGAGCTTCCGTATGCCAATGAACTAAGAGATGGGGCAGTTGATGCGCCTGTTCCGTTTGTATAGACAAGTAGGTAAGAAAGATCTTGCATTTCCAAATTAAGACGAACTTCATGATATTGCAACGCAATCAATGGAAGAGCGAGTCCGTAATTCCTGCAGAACCAAAATTGCATTGGGACGTGTAGGGTGTATCCGCCTTTCAATGGTGTATTTGTGACGATGGCAGAGTTGAGTGTTAATGTTGTCAAATCTTTAATATCTCCAATCATTGCATTGTAACCAGCATCCTGTGAATTTGTGTGGGTCAATTCATACCAAATATCCAACCATGTGCCCCAGTGTTTGTCAATTGGGGAACCACCAATTTGGAGTTCGGCAGATTTAATCATCGCGTGGCCAAGTCTGTGAACCCATGCGATTGATCCATTCCAAGTGCCAGTCGAGCCAGAAATATCTGGAAGAACTACACGTAGATATGTTTTTGATGCCAAATCGCCATTACGCAAGATTTGGACTGTGGTACGACCACTTGGTTTAAGTGTGTCAATTGGAAGTTCAATACATTCCATCGAAAAGTTAGTGTGGCGTCTATAAACGACCTTGAATAAAGTAATTTGTGGATTGCCTGTAAGATAAACATCTTGAGCACCGTATGCTACTAATTGCATTAAACCGCCTCCCATTTATAATATATACTAATAATAGAAAAATTTTTAAAATAAAAATAAATAAATTTTTTAAATACTATATGATTGCAGCATTACGATTCGCAAAAAAAACGTAATCAAACGGCAAGATGTGATACTTTTTGATAATTTATTCTCTTGCGGCAAATACAATTAAAAAATTAACTATTATTTATTTTTTCAATTTACAACTTTTACATATTTTAGTTAAGCAATGTATTGTTGGTATCATTTATATTGTTTTTAATGATTATAATCACAACAATATTTAAAATTATTGATTTGTTTATCGAATTTTTCAAAGGCCTGAATATTTAGTAATGTGTCTAATAATGCATCAGTAGTTTTTTCATTATTTTTCAGACTGCTTATTTTTTTTCTTAAAATGAGTTTATTATTGTTTTCGTTTTCAACATTCCATCCTAAAGAAATAGCATTTTTTATGATATTCATTTTTATAACTTTCTGAATATCATTTTTATGTATATTCTTGAAATTATTTATGTCCATATATTAACAATTAATACAGTAATATTAAACATATATATGCACTATTATATCTAAAACATAAAAAAAGATATATATGAATTATTATTTTTCTATTAATTAATAAAATAACTGTCCGCAAAACGCACGATAAACATATTGTTTTTATGTCGGCGCAATAGATATTCAATATTCTGAATCACTTAAAGGTCTTTCTATATTCAAAATATAATTATCATCAACTATGTTCAAAAACAAAACAAGTAAATTGAAATATCTGTCAAATGTACAAACCCTAGATGAATTACACCATACTTATTTGGCAAAAATTGACGAACAGAAAACAAGTCTTCCTGAAAAACGCATAAAACTGCGCTTTTTAGAACAAAAATTAGATAAAATGGACAAGTCGAGGGAATTCGTATCAAGCAATGATATAAAAGTAAAAGCCAATTTGCGATCAGAAATTAAATCGTTGTGTGAACAAATATCAAATGACGAGGGTAATACTGATATGTTGGATTATATCAGTAGAGTTGGTGACTTAATAATGGGATATTATACCATCACAAATGGTGTTTATTATAATACAAACGAATTGACAAATGACACTGACCAACACACTACATCTGTACCAAGTTCTAAAACAGAAGATCCGACAGAAACAGATGTATTAAAAAATACACATCCAGAACAAAAAGGAATATACATATCCGATAAATTAAAACATTTAAATCAAATTAGTCAGAAAACAAGAAAAGTAAAAAAACCTGTCAAAAAAAGGAGAATTATTCAAGAAACTTCATCATCGCGTTCCATTTTAAATTTTTTCCCATCAAATGAGCCATCAGTGGACGATACCACTGACATCAATATAGATGACTACAATCAAATCACATTAAATAAAGCTACGTTGCAAGATAAATATTTGATGCTCGTAGATAAAAATTATGCATGTGAAAAAGTAAAAATAGAAAAAGTAATATATTGTTCACGTTGCAAGACAGAAAAAACTTTATTTCAATCAGAAGGATGTTATATTTGTAAAAACTGTGGAGAAACAGAACATATAATAATGGAAAGTGAAATGCCAAGCCATAAAGAACTTTCAAATGAAAAACAGAAATATCCATATAAAAAAATCAATCATTTAAAAGAAAAATTAAATCAATTCCAATCAAAGGAAAGTGCAGATGTGCCAGACGAAATATGTGACACAGTAAGAGCTGACCTAAAAAAAAGACGTATAAATTGCGATACATGCACTCCGTTGGAAATTAGATTAATACTCAAAAAACATAAATTAACATCGTTTTATGAACATTTACAACAAATTTATTGTAAAATATCAGGCAATGTGCCAATTTCATTATCAAGAGAAACCGAAGAAATGATAATTAATATGTTCCAAGCAATGCAGGAATCATTTCATATCCATTGTCCGGCAAATAGATCAAATTTTTTAAGCTATTCGTATGTGTTAAACAAATTGTTCAAAATTTTAGACATGACCAAGCACGCTAAATATTTTGGTTTGTTAAAAAGTAAAGAAAAATTACGCGACCAAGACTTTATTTGGAATAAAATATGTAGGGATATGAATTGGAAATTTTATTCATCATTTTAAAAATTTAATTAATTTTTTTCAACATTACTAATTATTAGTAATGTTGGAAAAATATAATTTTCAAATATATCGTTTAGTAAGACTAATAATTTTTTCTATTATCACATTTGCAATACTGAAATATATTCCGATGACCCAAATAATAATGAAAGATATAGTAAAAATGACGAGTGTGTTCATAATATTATTTATTATTATTGATTGCTACTATCCAAATATATATTATGACTAGACAAACATAAATATCAGTAAACACATTTTAAGTTGGTTTTATTATTTCATAATGACACCAATGCGATACCATTTACACCCTTGAAGATTTAAAATGGAACAAAAGTTTCATAATCTTTAAGGGCGATGCTTTACATCCTCGTGTAAATTTTGTTTAATGTGAATAGCGACTCACTACCCACTGATAAGTTTAGTTTTTATTTTGTCCTGCATAAATATTTAGGACGTTCAATTTTGTTTATGGCACTCCTCGCTACCTTATAAATATTACAGGAACTATTTTCATCACGATTCCACAACACTTTACATGTTTTACACATAACTAAGCCATGTCTCGTTATAGTTCCATCTTTCCAAGGTCGTGGATTTTCACAAACTCTAAATGTCGAGGTGTAATATTAAAATTGGACAGCAGACAAAAAAAAATCATAAATAACTGGTTACAATGATATGCGGAAATGTACAATAAAACACTGGAATTCATAAAAAATACATTTGAAAATACGGAAAAAACTTGAAGTTATAAAAAATAATATAGTCAATAAAACTGGAATAAAAGTACATGACATTGATTATGCAATAAAATTGGCTTCCCAGAATTATAAAACAGCTCATACTAATTACAAAAAGGGATACATAAAACATTTTAGAATTCGTTACTGGGGAATAGGGAAAAACAAAAATAATGGATCTAGAGAAAGAAGATTTTAGGACTGGTTCAATTAGAAAAAATATATTAGGACAAATAGATGCGTATTATAATGGCAAAAAATTTATGCTGGACACTATAAAAACAGATTGTAGATTGCAATTAAATGTAATTACTGAAGAATATATATTATTTGTTCCATTTTCAATATGTACTCAGAAAATAGAAATAAAGTTATAAGTCTTAATCTAGGAATTAGAACATTTATGACAGGAGTGACGAAAAATAAGGCAGTAAAAATAGGACATGAATGTCAGATGAAAATAAAAGAATACTTAGAAAGAAAAAATAATATTATGAATAAAAAAGATGTACCAGCTGAAATAAAAAAGAAGAATGAAAAAATATGTAATAAAAAATAAAAAATCTTGCAGACGAATTGCACTGGAAGACGATAAATTATTTAACAAGTAATTACGAAACAATTCTTATTGGTAATATGAGTTCCAAAAGAATTGTCAGTAAGAATGGAAATTTAAATAAAATGTCAAAACGGATAGCTAGTTCATTAAGTTTTTTTCATTTTAAAGAACGATTGAAATATAAATGTGTTATGAATTGTTCTCAGTACAAACATGTTGATGAATTTTACACGAGTAAAATGTGTAGTGTTTGCGGTACCATAGATGAAAAACTTGGCAAATCAAAAATTTATAATTGCAAAAACTGTGGATTAAAAATTGAAAGAGATTTTAATGGAGCAAGATGGATACTAATAAAAAGTATACGTTAGAACAAAAACGGGGGTGCGTTATCTCATCATTAGACGTACTTAAATATGAATTATGCATTGATATTTGTTGGTGCACATTATCTTTTAAGTTGATAT